CTCCCTTTTAGAGAGCCCCCCGGTGCTTTACTGCCGCTGAGTACGTACATTTGTATGTACTTATCCACTATGGGTTGCATTTCTAGCAGTGCAAATGTCTTGCACCCATCCATAATAGATTACCGTAAGGACAGATCCATGGCTGGATATTCTACAACTTCTCGTCTATTGGGTAAGGTATCCCCCTTAATAAAAATCGGGGATCCTTACAATATAGATCTGAATTATAGTGATATCCTGTGTAATCAAACGACCACCAGTTATCGAACTGGTGGGTTAGAGGACCTAAGGAATCACACTTCTGGAGAGATCATTCGCGATGCGATTGATTCTAACAGATTTTTGAAACCCTACGATTCTGGTCATACCTTTAATACGGTTAAGCATTCTATCCGTGGGAATACTCTCGAAACTCAAACAGTTACCGTTCCGAAAACTAAGCGAAAGCCTAGTTATCGTACTGAGCAACTCTTGGGCGCCAAGCAGTATTCTATGCGGACGGATCTTTTGCCGTCTATGGGTATACGTGGTAGCTTGCTACCACTTCCAGTGCACGGAACGTTTCTTGATGTACCTGACGCCGATCTTTCGATCGGTACTCATCTAATCAAGAATACGAATCCCGCGCGTCCTCAGGCGAATTTGTCACAATTTGTTGGGGAACTCCTTTTGGATGTTCCACAGCTGCCACTTAGGTTCCTCGAAATGCCTGAGAGAGTCGGCACCTTTAAACAAGCTCTACGTTCTGCTGAAAAGCATAACTATGGGCATGTTGCGGGTGACGAAATTCTCAACGTCATGTTCGGTTGGGTACCTTTTGTGTCAGATATCAACAAGATAATGCGGGCGGTACTAGCATCTGATAAGATACTACGCCAGTATTATCGTGACAGCGCACCAAAATCGGTGCGACGCCGTCGTTATCTGCCTCCGCAGGTCTCTTTTGAGCAAACTAATGTTGATAACTTTAGTTACGCTAATCGAGATCAAGTTCCGATCATGGGTCTCTCCTCACTTAATGTGAGGGGTTACCCTTTTCAGGACATGTTTTACGGAAGCAGTTTTGATATGACTCTCACTACTACTGAGATAAAATCTGAGCAGTATTCCTTTAGTGGTTCCTATTCGTACCTGATAGATAAAAATCTAGAAGATAAGACGAATAGGTATGCAGCTTATGCAAACCATTTATTGGGAATCAGGTTAACACCTGATGTATTGTGGGAGCTTACACCCTGGAGCTGGCTTGTCGACTGGTGGGGTGACATTGGAGCTATTTTAGCCAATGCTACTTCACTCGGTTTCGACGGTAATGTGCTCAAGTATTGTTATCTCATGAAACACTCTGTGTTTACACGAAATTACAAGCTTGATAACGTCAACTTAATTGGAGACGCTATTCCTAACACGATCACCTCGCAGTATATTACTACGAGGAAAGAACGCGTTAAGGGCACACCTTACGGGTTTGGCGTTGATCTCTCTGGATTATCAGACGATCAGTGGGCCATATTGGCGGCCATTGGGTTAACCCAAGGCTCGTCCAAGCATCTGCGAGAATAGGCATAATCTAGCCTTCTCGTTGTAAGACACGTGGATGAATCCTCATTCATGTGATAATTTAATCAACAATTAAATAAGGAACGCGCTATGGCATTCTCTGATCCCCAGTCCGTAACAATCAATGCTATTGCTAATTCGCTTCCGCGAACTAGCTCGGGTGTCAACAATGGTATTTTTACCAAAGATGACGGCTCCGTAAAATTGACCGTCTCGCATGCCTATGGCAAGCGAGCACGACGGACAATTCGCATTGATCACAAGAAGATTGCTCCGGATCCGAATTTCCCTGCTCAGAACACCCCTTACAGCATGAGTTTTTATGTTGTAGTGGATGCTCCTAACGTTGGGTATTCGAATGCGGAACAGAAGCAGATTATTGATGGGCTCATCGCCTATCTTTCTGCGTCTTCTGGTGCAAAGGTCGCCCAGCTTCTGGGCGGCGAGAATTAATTCTCGCAGATGAATAGTCTACCTTTGGCGGAGAAAGTGTCGGACTATCTGACACTTTCTGTTCTCGATTTGCCTCTGTTGGCCATTGTGGTCTCAGTAGCCTTTTTCGGGCTGCTGGTTGCGATTAATAATCGTAACGACAGAAAACGGCATTAACTAGGTGGGGGGCACACGTGCCCCCCACTGAATCGCGCCAAACCCGTAGAGAACGGGTTTGCCTACGCTGTTAACCTGGTATTCCAGGAATCTTGATCCAGATCGATGAATGACATGGCTAAGGATGCATTTACTCTATTAAAGGAGCAATACATGAAAAGCCTGATGTCGTTCTACTCAGAGATCCTCGCAGAGTGCGGGGATCGATGTGGCATTAGCACCACTCGCGATTGGAAAACAATCGAGAGTCGATTTGAACACGAAGGATTATCGTTTTTAACGATAACTCTGTCTAACTTCGGAAAGGACTTCGAAAAAAGTCTTGACCAAGGTTATGTCGCCCATCATATGTTCTATAGCTTTCACAAGCGAAAGAACAAAGAGCTCCCCCTATTTCTAGGAGGTTTTCTTGGGTTAGTGTTCGATGATTCATCCGGTGTGTTACTGGACGATCCTGATGTAGAAGCTATATTTATTGTCCGTCAGCTAACGCTGATGTTCAGTAAAATTGCCATTGACTGCACCGAAAGGCGCACGAGGCAAGCTATATCAAGATGGATCCAGTGTGAACAGGAACTACGCGAGACCGATAAAGCTTTAGAATCAGGAGATCTTTCTGATTTTTTAGAATATCGGCCTTACTTTGGGCCAACACCTTCGCAAGAGTCGATAAAGACATCTACGAGGGAGAAATTGTCCCAAAGCACGGACCTGGGTCTACCGCTGAGAAAATCTTGGCTAACGCTAAGTATTCTCAGACTGAGTGGACTCAGAGACTAGAGCAATATTTCCCTCATGGGGAAATGCTTGCACCTAGTTGGCGCTATTTCCAGCGCCTCCGCGTGGAGCTCCTTGAACCCGGTGCTGAAAGGCCCGTCAGGGTCATAACAGTACCTAAAACGCTCAAAACACCTCGAGTGATTTCGATAGAACCCACTGCCATGCAATATGTGCAGCAGGGTCTGTTAGAATCGCTTGAAGATAGTCTCCAGAGGGATAACCTCCTTTGGTCTATCATGGGATGGAGAGATCAGACCCCTAATAGGGATCTAGCTCTCGTAGGCTCCAGAAATGGTAACCTAGCTACACTTGATTTGAGTGAAGCATCCGATCGTGTTTCGAATCAGCTCGTACGAGGAATGCTCAAGAACCACCCCCACTTAGCAGCGGGTGTGGATGCTTGTCGTTCTCGGAAGGCTGATGTGCCTGACCATGGCGTTGTACGCCTGGCCAAGTTCGCATCTATGGGTTCAGCGCTTTGCTTTCCATTTGAAGCAATGGTCTTTACGACTATTGTATTTCTAGGGATTGAGCGAACGCTTAACACACGAATGACAAGGAAGCTGGTTAAGGCTTTCTTGGGTAAGGTGCGCGTTTACGGGGATGATATTATCGTCCCCGTGAAATTTGTGCCTTCTGTTGTTGGATTGCTCGAAAATTTTGGTTTTCGAGTGAACCGCGACAAGTCTTTCTGGACTGGAAAGTTCAGAGAGTCTTGTGGACGGGATGCCTACGCCGGGGTTGATATTACTATCACCAAGGTTCGTAGTTTGTTTCCTGTGCAACAGAGGCACGTTCCGGTAGCTGATCAGCAAGAATTTGCTGAACGGCTCGTCTCTACAGTATCACTTAGAAATCAGCTATATATAGCTGGTTTCTGGAGGACTGTAAGATGGTTAGACGACTACATTGGAAAATTAATACCTTTCCCTGCAGTTTCGGATAACACCGCAGCACTTGGCAAGTTCAGTTATTTGGGCTTCGAAACCCAGAGAATTGATCGTCATTTGCAACGGCCTATGGTTAAAGCCGCTGTAATGAGAGAAGTTATTCCAGAATCAAAACTGGATGACTTCCCTGCCCTGCTGAAGTTCTTTCTTAAACGCGGTGAACAACCGTTTGTTGACGAAAGACACTTAGAACGTGCTGGACGTCCTGATCGCGTCTACATCAACATCAGGTGGACGTTCTCCGATTAGGAGGACGTGTGGGCTTAAATGCCCACGTGTGGAGACTTGTTGTCTTCATGAGACAAGTTCTCGTGGAGATGCATTCTGAC